CTTCAGTTGCGTTGTAGTACGCTTCCTGGCGGACGTAAAGCTCAGCCTCATCGACTGTTACTTGAAAAGATCGAGCGTACCCAGTGCTTCGTCAATCTGGGCCTTGATGAACGAAATCGAGTCATCAGCCAACATCGCACGGAACTGGGCATCGGTCTTCACCGGCTCGCCGTCATACGACAGGTTGCTGGAATCCAGGCAGCAAGCTACCAGTAGTTCGATACCTTCGGCCTTCTGTTCTTCAGCGTTCAGTTTCTTGTTACCGCGCTTGATGCCACGGTTAATCATGGCGTTCACAGCGAGACGGTATTCACGCGAGCCAGTCGAAGCGATAGTAACGGTCACTGGGTTCTTACCCTTGGTGTCCAGTTCGCCCTTGTCGTTCACGTACAGCTTTTCTTCGGTAAACGGGTTAGTCAGGTGCAGAACGGTCGATTCTTTGATTGCTAGCGATTTTACGTCAAACATGGTATATTCCTTTATGTGGTAGGTTGCGGCATATATTTGCCATTATTTTGCTTCGTAGGCATTGCTGCCCTTGTACCGTCGATTGTACACTACGTGGCACTACTTGTCAAGTTTTGCTTGCACTGCATAAGAATCTATGGTACAGACGAGAAAGCCCCGCCGAAGCGGGGCTAGTGTATTACGTGGCTGCTACAAAGATGATGTCGTCATCGATTTCGATGTCGCACGATCCACCCATGATTTGATCCACCGATCCGACTTCGATCTGTGTACCCATCACTTGACCAGAGAAGTAGTACTTGTTCAGTCCTTGAGTAACCACACGGAAGTGCAGCGATGCGTCAGTTGCGCCGTCCAGAATGACCTGTCCTGCGTCGTCATGCACTGCGGCATACTTCAGCGACAGAGTACCGTTGTTGTACGAACCACGGCGCTTGACGGTCTTACGATCACCTAGCGGGTTGTGTGTAACAAGGTTGTACTTCTTACCGAAACTACCAAGATCGGTAATCTCACCAACTTCTTTCCAGTTGGTTTCAGTCAGAGCGGTAAAGGCAGCTTGAGTGTAAGCTGTTGGGGCAGTAGCAGAAACGTACAGTTTAGTACCTGCACTGGTACGTGCTTTTGATGCTGGCATTATATTTTCCTTCGAAGAAAAGTTGTTTATGATTCGATTCGGTAGTTACCACGGACAGCAACGAAAAGGAATCCGTCAATTACGTCACTGCTTGTGGAACTCAGGGGAGCATCGACGCTCACCGTCCCTGTTTTCGGAAGAACGGGGAATAGTGCTACCATACTGTCACGTAGGCTCTCCACTGGTCCCATCCCTGTGTTGTTTGCCGGGGAGTAGCAGTTGATTTGGAACATTCCGTATGTTCTGCTATCGGCTGATACGTTCCTGCTCACCTTCTCGTCTCCTAGCAGCCACACCTCTAGGTATGGTCCTGACGTTGGGCGATTGAAGGTGCGGCCCTGGATTGCTACTGGGATCGCTGGCGTTTGCGCCTTTGCCCAATTAAGCACTCGTGTTTCGATTTCTGATCTAGCGGACATTACGGCCTCTTAAACTTTGGTACTACTCTGATAAATGCTTTAGCAATCGGAGCGTACGGCCCTTGTCTCCCAGACCACTCGGGTTGCGGCCAACCTTTGTATTCAACCCTGAAACCGTAGGGAGTGTTATTCGTCAGCGTAACTTTCCCGTCGCGTCGGAAGAAAACCTTACTTCCTCTAATCTTTGCGATATCGTTCAAGCTCTCAATGCCATCGTAGTTATAAGACCCACGCTGAGCGTTTGATATGCTGTTGAACCCTACTATCCAGTTGTTGATGAATTCGCCTTTAGAGTAGGGAGCGCCTGGGTCTGTCGGGGATAGACTGACGATTGCCTTGAATAACTTTTGAGCACGTTTTTCGACGGCTTGCTCGATCTGCAATTCCCGCTTCTTTACATTCGCCCTGATAGAGTCAGCAAATCCCATTACAGCCTCGCGTACACTTCATGCAAATACGACTTTGTACCTGAAGGGTTGTAATCCTTGAAGGTAATGGCGGTCCACTTCTTACCTTCGAAAATGATGTAATCAACTCCTGGCGTAACTGCTGGAACTGCTGGATCGGGCTGAATGAAGAACTGCTTATCACCTGTCTTTACAAGACCTCCAGTTTGTGATGTGATTCCGCTCGACTTTTGGATATAGTCCTGGGCGAGAATCTTCACTTTATATTCTTTCTGGGACGATGTGGCTGTCGAAGTCTCTGGGTCGTATTCACCCTCCCCGACGATTACCAACGTTGCCGTACCACCGTACCGGCTCATCATTGTGAGCACTGTGCGTGTTAGCGGATCGAGCATTAGAACCTCACTACGAGGTCACTCGGCACCCATCCACCCGTAGCAGCCGCGTGCATATCCTGGGACTGTGTAGTTGCAACGTAGTTAGCATTCCAATCCTTCTGGAATTGCACCAGCGGCAGCTCAGTCGTTTCACCGAATTCATTCTTAACCTGCGCTACATAAGGCATTGGTGCGATGTCCATGTAGTTAGGATTGGCAATCGTCGCTTTAACAAATGCAAGATAGTTCTGGAACCATTCAGCTCCGAATACCTCGATCTGTGCTAGCTTCTGGTGCGTCTGGGCTGTCAGCATCCCGAGGATGTATTGAGCCACTAACACACTAGCTTTTGGAATGCTATTCCCGCAGTCGCTAAGCGCCGACTTGTACACCGAGTCAGGCATAAGCGGAAGGTCCGAGAAGTCACCTACGCGTAGGCGCATCTTTCCGATTGAAGTTGTTGGATCGAGAATTGCCATTGTTGTCCTTTCTGTTATTTCTGAGCACTCCTTGGCGAACCGGCTCCGATTGCCTTATGCGAGAGGGAATGTCCAGAAATAACAGAACCCCGAAGGGTTCTGTTGAAGCATTACGCTCCTACGACAGCCTTAACAACACACAGCGGCTTTAGAAGCGCGTTGATGAAGTTCGACTCCGACTCAAAGTTGTAAGCTGTACCGTTTGGAGCCATCGACTCAAACACGTACACTTGCTCGCCCAGAGTGTTCACCAGACCGAAGCGGTTAGCTGGCGAGAAGTAGGTCTTGAAGTACTCAGTACCAGTTGGCACGAAGTAGCACTCGGTTGCTGGGATAAGGGTAGTCCCGGCAAGGTTGTCGCGCATTTCGATGAAGGTCACGCCCATGTATTCGAAAGTACGACGCATTCCGACTGCGCTGCCATTTTCCGACAGACGACGACGCATTGGTTCTGCGGTCGAAGTGTAGTACTGGTAGGCTTGCTTGATCGTTGCGTGACGGACCAGCTTTTCGAAGAAAGTGGTTCCAGCCAGGGCGATCACGCCGCTGTAGTTCAGTTCACCCGAGCTGTCCTGGATGCGAGCCAGCACTTCTTCAATCTTCGAAGCGATTTCGGTTGCGCTGTTGTTCAGCAGGAAGTCCACAGCAGCAGGGCGGGCTGCGCCGGTCATTTCCTGATACCAGTCTTGCGAAACAGTACCGCTTGGTGCGTACACAGTGCCTTGAGTGATCGCTTGTGCGCGAGCCACTTCCAGGGTCCATGCGTGGTTTTGGCGAATACGAGCCAGCTTACGTGCACGTACCAGTTCCAGGGTTTCCACGCCGTCCGAACCGTAAGCACGCTTACCTTGAACGTCTTGTGGGTAGATCGCGTCTTCCATTGGGAAGTGCGGGATCACGAACGAGTGCATTTTGCGCTGAGCGTCTTTACCGACATTGCTGCGGTCCCCGCGTACGCGGTCAACGATCAGTGCACCGTCCTTGATGATTTCTTCGAAAACAACAACGTGTTCCGAAACCGATTCCTCGCGGAAGATACCCAGTTGGCCTAGCAGACCCCACTGGTTAGGGACGGTGTTTACTTCACCAGTCCAGTCAACGACTGAAAAGCCGTTACCAAAATCGCGTGTGATTGGCATTTAATATTCCTTTTACGTTATTGATTAGTTGGCGGTTTCAGCCAGGATACCGATAGCTTTCAGTGCGTCGTAGGCGCTCTGGATTTTTGCAGCGTCGTTAAACGATGCGTCCAGCTTCAGACCTTCCTTAGCGACGATTGCTTTACCGCGAGCCAGAGTCAGGACTTTGGTATCGGTAGCAGCAGCGACGTTGAATGGAGGTACAGCGCCTAGCAGGCCATCACCGATAACGATTGCGGCTGGAACTTGCGAACCATCAGCAGCGCTTTGAACGGCGATTTTGTACTTGCCGGTAGCAGTCACTTTGCCCAGGACGGTTCCCAGTGCATAGGTTTTCTGTGCGGCTTCGTTCACTGTCACAACTTCGTTGTGGGTGTTTGGTTTGGCCGTATCTTCGATGTACTTCACTAGTGAGCTGAAGCGGTCGAATTGGCCTTCAGTTGCGAAAACTGGCATATCTATTTTCCTTTAGGGGTCAGTTGAAATCTTTGTTTTTGATAATCGCTTGCAGGTAGTCGCCAGTCTTTCCGCCAATGACTTCCGCAGTTAGTTTGGCTTGGTCGGTAGTACCTTCCGCGCCTACTTCTTTGAATGCTGGGTTAGCTGCTTCTACTTTCTGTTTGACAGAGAGAGCGCTAACAACTGCATCAAATGCCGTGTCGTCCAGAGCAGCCGTAGCAGCTTGTAGACTTGCAGCTTGTTCAGTTCCAACCATTTCGGTCAGCTTCGTTACGCGAGCTACGACTTTCGCTTCAGCAGCAGCTTTTTCTTGTGCTGCTTTAAACTCAGTTGCGGCTTCGACCAGGGCAGTGAGTTCAGCGATTTTGCTATCTCGTGCTGCGATGGCGGTAACGTTGTCAGCCAGTTGTTCAGTCAGCGATGTGACAGTGGCTGTAAGAGCTGCTACTTGATCCGCCATTTCAGCAGCCAGTCCAGCTCCTTCAGTTGTTGCTTGAGTAGTCACATCGACTCCTTCTAGTGTGTTAGTTGTAAGAGCGTTCGGTGTTTGACCGAACAGACGTTGTAGCGTGCTTTTCAAGGTTGCTCCTTATTCCGTTCTGTGAGATACTGTGCAAACTCTTCGTTCGTCTTAATCGAATTGATTAGTCCGAGTTCCAGGGCTTTGTTAGCACGGAACATTGAAGCTTCGGTAGCTTTGATTTCTTCCACAGAAAGACCTGTGTACTTTGAAACGTGTGCTACAAACTCTCCGTAGAGTTCATCGACCTGAGTCTGAAGGCTTGCCAGGAACTCGTCCCGGAATCCACCGTCAGCGTCGAATGGGATTTTGTTAGCGCCTGCGGTCACGAAGGTACGCGTCAATCCAGCCTTCTCAAGAGCTTTGCTGTTGTTCATCAGGGCGATTAGCACTCCGATGCTTCCAACTTGTCCTTGTGGATGGGCTACCACTTCATCCGACATTACGCACAAAGCGTATGCTGCGGATGCAGCGCAGTCCTGGACGTACGAAATCAAGTAGACTCCGTTTTCGTCCGCTGTCTTGCGGATCGCATCGGCTGTCTGGAAGCAGTTGAATGCTTCGCCACCGCCAGAGCTGATATCGAACACGACTGTTTTGCAGCCCATGTCCACCAGCGTGTGCATTTGATCCATCAGTCCTGCGTAACTCGTGCCAGTCGCACCGCAAAGCGATTCAACCGGCTTATTCGTCAAGCTGCCGTGAATATTGATGATGCCGATCTTGCCAACGTTAGAAGGCTTATCCAGGTCGGCGGATA